TGGCCGTGGCCGTGGCTGGCGTCTACACCGCGACCGAGAACGGGCTGAACGGGCCGATCTCGATCAAACCCTATTCGATCATCAAGGTGCGCCGCAACGGCGGGCCGGACGGTCCCAGCCTCCAGCGCCTCGACAATCCCCAGCGGATCGACTTTGGCGAGCTGGTGCTGGACACGCTCCACATGAACATTCGCAAGGTGATCGGTGACAACAGCCTGCCGCCCGAGGCTGGCCCGATCCGCACCGCGACCGAGTTCGTGCAGCGTGCCCGCGAGCTGGTGGCAGATCAAGCTGGTGGCCTGGGCCGTCTCTATGCGGAGTTCGTGATCCCAGCCGTGCAGCGCGTCGTGGATATCCTGGAAAGCAAGCAAATCCTGCCGACGCAGGGGCTCCAGATCGACCAGTTTCTGATCGAGGTGCGCATGACAAGCCCGCTCGCGCGGGGCGAGGCCATGCAGGAAGTCGAGAACATTGTGCGCTTCATGGAAATGCTGAAAGCCATCGGCGGCGATCAGCTCATGGCGTTCGAGATGGACCTGGAGAAAGTCACGCCGCGCCTGGGCGATCTGATGAACGTGCCGATGGACCTGCGCACCACCGAGGAACAGAAGGCGCAGCTCAAGAAGGCAGCAGCGGTGCAAGGCGCGGCGCAGCAAGGGGCCGATCCCAACGTGGCGGCAGCGGCCGTCGAAGCCCAGGAGGCACAGCAGAATGGCAGACGATAGCACCGGGCTCGATGCCCTGTTCCAGAACGCGGACAGTGACGCTTGGCGCGATCTGATGAAGCGCACGGAAGCCCAGGCTCCCGTCAAGCAGGGGCTCGATCCCGAGCTTTACGCGGTGGTGTTCTCGACGCCTGCCGGGCGCGAGGTTCTGGCTGATATGTATAACCGCTACGTCAACCTGACGCGCTGCGTGCCGGGCCAGGGGGCCGAGGCAGCGTTCTACCGTGAGGGCATGGCGCAAGTCGTGTTCGATATCGTTCACAACATCACCCTGGCGCAAGAAGGAGATGGCAATGGCCAAGAAGGATGATTTGATCGAGGAGGCCAAGGGCCTTGGGATCGAGCTGGACAGCAACGAAACCGTGGCAGACCTGGAGGCAAAGATCGCGGAAGCGAAAGCCAGCCAGCCCGCACTGATCGAGGGCGAGGTGAAGCGCTCCAAGGTGAACCGTGGCTCGCGCCGCCGGATCGAACGGGCGATCACCAAGCTCAACGAGGAGATCGACGCCGCGATCAAAGAGCTGGACATGCAGGCGTTCGTCGCTGACGAGGACGGCAACCGCACCGGAGAATGGCCCGCCGTCACCCGACTGCGAGAAGCCAAAATCGAAGTAGGCGACCAGGTGAACCAGCTCCTCGCGGGCTGACACGAAAACCCACACCCCAGCGAACAAGGAGACGACGTGCATGTGGAAATTCTGGCAGTATCACGCCCCCGTTTGGAGCCCAGCCGATGAAGGCAAGAGTGGTTCGGGCGAAGGCGACGGAGACGGTGACAGCGGCGACCAGGGCGAAGGAGCTGGCGGCGAAGGTGGAGATGGCGAAGGAGATGGATCGGAACAGGGCGGCTCCTCGATCCTGGACTTCGCCACCAAGCAAAAGACCGGCGGCAAGGAAGGTGAAGGCGAGGGCGAAGCCTGGAAGCTGCCCGAGGGCATGGAGCTGCCGGATCATCTGGTGGGTTTGTCGGCTGACGAGACGCTGGCGAAGCTGACCAAGGCTTACCAGGGCGCGCGGCGCGAGCTGTCCCAGAAGGGCAAGGGCGAGGGCAAGCTGGAGGGCGCGGTGCCCGACGATCCCGACGGCTACAAGTTCGATCCCGAGGGCGACGACGACAAGATCGCGGACGAGCTGAACAGCGAAGCCTCGAAGCCCTATGTCGATGCGTTCCGCAAGGCGGCGCACAAGCTCGGTATCCCCGACAAGGCGTTTACCCAACTCATGCGCGAGGGCTTGAGCGGGATCGCGGAAGGCGGGATGCCCATCGGCGTGTCGAACGAGGAGGCGCAGAAGATCAGCGGCGAGCAAGAGATGCAGTCGCTGGTCAAGGAGGTCGGCCAGAAGGAAGCCAGCACCATCGTCAACACCATCGGCACCTATGCCGAGAAGCTGGCCCAGCGCGGCGTGCTGAAAGACGATCAGGACATGGCCGAGTTTTCCCAAATGGTCGGCACCGGCCGGGCGGCTCGCATCTTCCACCGCATCCTGACCGGCGAGATGGGCGAGAAGCCGATCCCGATGGCAGACGGAGCAGATGGATCGGTGACGCCGCAAGAGGCATACGCCAAACACGCGGCCGCAAGCCGGATGCCAGCCGGTTCTGAAAAGGACGGAGCAATGGCAGAAGCTCAACACCTGATGCAGAAGGCGTTTGGCAACTCGCCGCAAGCCACTGGCTCTATCAAGTCTGGCGTGCTATAGGATCACAGGGCGCAAGCTCTGTATGAAACCTCCCTCACCTAAACGCCCCAGCAACATCCTCCCGCTGGGGCGTTTTTTTATGCGCGCTTGCCAGATCACGTCTCTGGTGGCATATTGCACCACAAGATGCAGACCCGCGAGGAACGGCACCCGGCTTTTGCGACAGGCCCGTGACCCTCAAGGCCCTCGATCTCCCCCGATTGAAACCTTGAAGGAGTGACGCAATGTCCACCTCTCTCTCCACCGCAGCAATCGCCAGCTTCGACGCTGATGTGAAGCACGCCTATCAGGATATGGGCAAGCTGCGCGACACCACGCGCGTGAAAACTGGCGTTGTGGGTTCGACCCACCGCTTCCCGAAACTGGCCGCTGGCCTGGCAACCCGTCGCGTCAAGCAGACCGACGTTGTGCCGATGAACCTGGCGCACACCAACGCGACGGCCACGCTCGAAGATTGGAACGCTGCCGAATACACCGACGTGTTCGATGATGCGAAAACCAACATCTCCGAGCGCGAGGAGCTGGCCAGTTCCATCGCCAAGGCGATCAGCCGCCGCGAGGACCAGCTTATCATCGACGCGCTCGAAGCGACCGCAACGACCCTGACCGTGGCCAGCTCCATCGGCGGGGCGAACACCAACCTGAACGTGGACAAGCTCCGTCGCGCGTCTCGCCTCTTGGGCGACGGCGGCGTGGGTGAGGACGAGGATATCACCTATGTGGGCTCCTACGTCGGCCGCGAAGGGCTCCTCGGGGAAACCGAGGCGACGAGCGCGGACTTCAACACGGTGCGCGCCTTGGTGAACGGCGATATCTCCAGCTTCCTGGGCATGTCGTTCAAGTGGATCGCAACCCGTGCCGAGGGCGGGCTCGACCTGACCGGCGGCGACCGGACCACCTTCGCCTATGCGAAGTCGGCCATCGGGCACGCCATCGGAATGGATCAGCGGATGGAGGTCAACTACATCCCGACCAAGACGAGCTGGCTCGCCAACATGCTGTTCTCGGCCGGTTCGATTGAGATTGACGCCGGTGGCGTGGTCGAGATCACCTGCGACGAGGACGGCGCATAAGCGCCACTAGGGGGCGGGCTTGACGCTCGCCCTCTCCTGAAACTGAACCTGGAGAAGCAACATGGCTTTCAACCTGCAAGGACTGGAGAACCACAGTGGCTCCGGCGGTGGCATCAAGATTTTCAGCTACAACGCCGGGGCCGACGCGAAAGCGGCCGTCAAGGGCACGGGCTATTTCAACAGCGCAGCGGCGCTTTTGACCGTGGGCGACCGCATCGTGATCCACGCCTCGGACGCCGACTTCGATGCACACGTCTCGGCCATCAGCGGTGCCGGTGTCGTGACCATCGCGGCAATCGACGCCTTCGCCTAATCCGCTGGGGTGTGGATGCGAGGGACGGGCCGGGGCTGTCATGGCCTCGGCCCATTTTCTTAGGGGGCTGACATGACCGACAGCAGAGTGGACGTTGCATCGCAAGCGCTGGCTCGCCTGGGCGAACCGGCGATTTCCTCTTTTGAGGAGGACAGCGATACAGCCGAGAAGGTGAACCAGCTCTACGAGCCCACGATCCTCCAGCTCCTTGGATCGCACGACTGGAGCTTCGCCACGCGCCGCAAGGTGCTGGAGGAGGATGCAGCGGGCACGCCGATCAACGAATGGAAGCGCGCCTTTCTCATGCCGACCCTGCGCACGGATCGCGTGGGAAAGCCTCTGTCCGTGTTCAACACGACGCGGCAGCGCGCGCCCCAAGTGTTCCTCTACGAAATCCAGGAGCGCTGGCTGTTCACCGACTTTGACCAGGTGGTGATTGAATACATTTGGCGCGTGCCAGAAAGCCAATGGCCGGGCTATTTTCACACGCTCGCAATCGAGGCCGTCGCCGCGACCCTAGCGCTGCCGGTGACGGAGAACGCGAGCAAGGAACAGCTCCACCGCCAGATCGCCTATGGCAACCCGAGCGAGTTCGGCCGGGGCGGGCTGTTCCGCACGGCGACCGAGGCGGACGCGACCGGCGATCCGACGCGATCCCTCCTGGACGATCACGATCCGATCTGGAACGCGCGCTTTGGAGGGGTCTACTGATGCCCACCAGCCGCCATGTCCAGACCAGCCTTTCCGCAGGCGAGTTCGATCCGCTCCTCTGGAGCCGCGAGGACGTGTCGTTCTTCTACAACTCGGCGCGCATCATCGAGAACGCGGTGCCTCTGCCCCAAGGCGGGGCCAAGCGGCGCGAGGGCTGGCGCTTCCGCGCGCTCCAGCGTGGCCCGATCTCCTCGATCAGCCTGGGCGGCGCAACCGTCACGGCCGCAAACGGCGGCACGGCCGCGAACCTGACCGACGGCGACCGCAACACGCTCCTGGAGACTGGATCGGATGCGACGATCTCGGGCGTGAGCAATGCCAACCCGGCGGTGGTGACGGCAACGGGCCACGGCTACACCACCGGCGACCGCGTGCGGATCGAGGGGATCGAGGGCATGGGCGCGCCCAGCGGATCAACCGCGTCGATCTCTAATGCCACGCAGGCAAATCCGTGCCTTATCACCGCTGCGGCGCATGGGTTTTCGACTGGAGACAAGATCGAGATCACCGGCGTCTCCGGCATGACGGAGTTGAACAACGACACCTACACGATCACAGTAATCAGCGTGGACAGCTTTTCTCTCAATGGGACCGATAGTAGCGGGTTCACCGCATATTCAACCGGCGGCTCGGCCGAGGAAATCCTCGCCAGCTCGATCAATGGGCACCAAGGCGCAATCACGGTTCTGACCTACAACACCTTCGAGCTTGACGGTTTCGACAGCTCGGCGCTTGGAGCCTACAGCTCCGGCGGGACGGCCACCAAAGGCGTGGGCACAGCGACGGAATACGAGATCGCTCGGCTGGACTTGGGCAGCGCGCAGGCGGTGTCTTTGTTTGATGCGCGCGATCTTCGGATCGGCTTGCCGGCCGGTATCTCAACGGCAAATCTCACGCTCCAGACCAGCTCGGACGGCTCTACCTGGTCAGATGTGGCATCCATCTCCGTTGGCAATATCGCTTATCATCGACGTTTCGGCGCAGCTCCTGACACGCTCTTGGGAACGGCGCGCTATTGGCGTGTGATCGTAGACAATGCCTCGGCGCTCGATCTCAAAGGTGCCACAGTCGAGCTGTCCGGCGTGGAAATGCA